CTGTTCCATACCCACCCCTATGAGACAAAGACTTTATGGTACCTCCTCAATATAAAGCACTGTCTCACTCAAACGAGACAGTGCCACATATGTGGCGTTAACTTCAGTTCCGCTTAAAAAAAAAAACTGCCACCGTATTCCGGTGGCAGCTCAGTGCGGCTCGGGGTTAGGCGTCGCTAGTCTTGGCTGGGGTCGTTGATGCGCTTGCTGGCAGGAGTGTAGGCGTGGCCGCCAGTCAGGTGCTCGCGCACCGTTTTCGTGGCCAGTGCCTGCACTGGGGTGCTGGTGGGCCTGCCGAACAGCGCGGTCTTCACTGCGGCGTTGATGTCGGCGGTGAGCGCGGCGTCCATCCTCACCAGCTGCTCCTTGAGGGCAGCGTTCTCGGCGCGAAGCGCCACCAGCTCCTCACGCTCCTCTTCGTTCAACGCCGCAGTCAGTTGAGCGACCATGTTGTCGATCATGACGCCCTCTTGGTGGGGCGTCGCGCAGTCACCGGCTGGCATGGAGCCACGTGCATCTTGTCATTTTGTGCAAGCTCTGCGTACCCTTCACATTTGTGGCAACCGCTCCGCACCATCCAGCCGTGCTCCTTCACACCCAAAGCGTTGAGCAGCACGCTGTCCACGCCCAGCGGGTGAACGGTGTGGCACTTTGAGCACCGCACGTAACATCGAATCATCTTCTCTGGGAACGCCTTCATTGTCTGCTCCTTTGTGGCACTATTGTATATATGTGACACTAACTCGGTTTGCACATTTGTGCAAGGTAGCTTTCATCACATGGAAGGCCTTGGGGGTGGGTGAGGCACTCGAACTCCGGCGCTCCGCGCCTCCGTTCTTTGGGTATCAAGCATGAAGAGCAAAGCACTCCCCGGCAAGGAGCGGCTCCACGAGCACACGCCGCTGTACGACTGGCTGCGCAAGAATTCCATCCCTCAACGCACCTTCGCGCGCGAGACCGGTCTCGGTCAGCAGACGGTCATGCGGCTATGCCTCGGGCGCATCACGCCCACCTTGGTCGCCGCGTTCGTCATCGAGCAGGCCACAGATGGCGAGATTCCGGCCGTCAGCTGGCTCGGAACAGAAGTGACCAAGTACGAGTGGAACTTGGTACAGCGGCGCAAAGGGAGCGACACCCTGTGAAGGAGAGCACATGAGTTCAATGCTGGAATGCCCCAAAGGCCACAAGCTTCCGTACAAGTCGAAGCGCGGCAACTGCACCCCGCTGTACTGCTCTGAGCAGCGCATCGACCCACGCAAGAACGATGCTGAAAAACGTGGCCTCATGAAGGTGGAGAAGGAAGACGCCAAGAAGCGGGGTGAGCGGGTCAAGACAGCCCAGCGGGAAGAGGTTGAGCGGGGCATGAAACAGATGGCTCGGCGCGACGTGCGCAAGGGTCTTCTGGAGCCGACGCCTGCTGACCTTGCCGGCGAAGCCGCTGAGACCTACGTCACCGACAAGCTGGTGCGCTTGCTCCCTGATGCAGTCGCGGAGCTGGAGTTCCAGCTCAAGTTCGGCGACGACAAGCAGCGCATGGAGGCGGCTCGTGACGTGCTCGACGCCAACGGCATGCGGAAGCGGGACGCCGTGACGGCTGGCGGGCAGACCATCGTTTTGAACGTCAACGGGCCGCTCCCGTGGGCTATCAGCGGCACTCCGGCAACCATCGAAGGAAAGGTAACAGATGCGAAAATCCAACTTGGAGAAGCTTCGGGAAGCAAAGCGGGCGTCCTTCCAAAGGGCTGAGTTCAGCTCCTACGACGATCTCATCAAGCTGCTGGTCGACGGGGACCGGCCCATCGCTGAGCGCGGCGTCAACCCCACGCAGCTCGCGTTCATGAAAAGCAACGCGCGCATCAAGGCGTACAAGGGGCCAGCGGGTTGCGCGAAGACGAGCACCGGGGTCGCCGACATCCTGCTCCATGCGCTCCTTGAGCCCGGCACCAAGTACCTCATTGCTCGCGCGAACTACAATGACCTGCTCGACACCACCATGCTTCGGGCGGAGGAGATGCTTTCGCGCTTGCCGCAAGGCACTCTCGTGGAGCGGGACAAGTCTCCCCCGGCCAAGTGGTGGCTGAAGTCAGCGGGAGAAGAGTTCAGTCAAATAACCTTCATGGGGCTCACAGACAGTCTTGGCTCTTACGAGTTCAACGGGGCCTTCCTCGACGAGGCTGACGAGATGGCGGAAGCGCGGGTCCACGAGGTGAACTCTCGCCTCCGTTGGAAGAAGGGGCACAAGTTCATCGGCCTTGCCTTCAACCCTCCCGCTACCAACCACTGGCTGTACACGGCATGCACGGGGAAGAACGAGCAGGACGAAGAGGTGAAGCCCCCGTGGATGACGCTCTTCGAGCCCGTGCCCACAGAGAACACGCGCAACCTGCCTCCCGACTACTACCAGACGTTGACGCAGTCGCTCCCCGAGGACATGCGGCAGCGGTTGGTCGACGGCATCTGGGGCTCCACGTTTCCGGGTGAGCCGGTGGTGCGGCAGTTCAGCAACCAGCTTCATGTGGTTGGAGACACGCCGTACAAGGGTGGCACGTTGTTCCGCTTCTGGGACTTCGGCTACCGCCGGCCGTGCGTGCTGTTCGCGCAGGTGACCAAGGCGGGCAACGTGGAAGTCATGCGTGAGTGGTTGGGGCACAACGTTGAGGGCACGAGCTTCATCGAGACCGTGCACGCCAAGACGGCGGAGCACTACCCCACCGCGACCCAGTTCATGGACTACGGGGACCCGGCTGTCGCGCAGCACAAGGACACGGGCTCCATGCTCAACCTGCTTCATCAGGCTGGCATCACCCTGCGCTTCCGAGACACGCCGTTCGACATCTCGATGCAGCTGCTCCGCAAGCGCTTTGAGACGGTGATTGAGAAGAAGCAGGCGCTGCTCGTCAACCGCTCGTGTCGCACGCTAATTGGCGGTCTCAGTGGTGGGTACCACTTCAAGTCGGATGGCATCACACCCAAGAAAGATGGTTACTACGACCACCTCATCGACGCCTTGCGGTATGGCGTCTACAATCTCTTCGGTACAACTGGCACCACATCACTCTCAATTCCACGCAGCATCGCGTACTGGTCCAACGAGACTGACGCGAACACCTTGAGGTAACAATGGACGCAACCAAGACTGTGCCGATGATTGTCACCGGAGCGCCCGACGAAGTCGGCTCCATGGTCGACATGTTCCCAAACCCGGAAATCAACTACGCCGAAGATGAAGAGGTGATGAGCTACATTCAGGCGCACGTTCAGCCGGTCATCTTCTACGCGCGGCAGCACCGCAAGACGCTTGAGGAAGAGTGGCGCGAGACTCGCCGCATGGTGCTGCTGCAGCATGACGGCAACCAGAAGTACATCGGCCGCAGTCAGGCGTACCTGCCGCTGTACAAGCAGGCGCGTCAGAGCTTGGTGTCGCTGCTCACCAGAGGCTTGTTCCCGTCTGATGACTACATGGACGTGGAGTCACAGGACCAGAACCCCGGCGACGACGGGGCTCGCGCGGTGAAGGAGTACCTGCAGTATGAGTTCGAGCGCTGCGCCAAGATGCGCGTGAACATCAAACCGTTCCTTACACAGTTCCTCGACTACGGGTGGTCGGTCGGCAAGGTGTGGTTCCACAAGGAACTGAAACAGCGCAGCAAGACCAAGCTGCGGAAGAACGCCATGGGCATGGCTGTGCCTTCGATGGAGAAGGATGCCGCCATTCAGGGCCTGCGCTTCCGAACGCGCAGCGTCTTCAACTTCTACGTGTGGCCCCCCACTGTGGACCAGTTGGAAGATGCCTCGCTGGTGTTCGAGGACTGCGACGTGCACAAGCACTTCATCGAGGAGATGGGGCGCAAGGGAGTCTGGAAGAACACCGAGGAAGCGCTGAACGCGCCGTACCAGCCAGACCACGGGTTCAACCTGCAAGAGCAGATGATGGAGATGACGGGCAATGCCACCATTCCACAGACGGCGGTGCCCGGTGGCGACCTGTCACACTGGCGCACCCTGCAAGAGTGCTGGCTCATGATGGCGCTGCCAGATGCGGCGTACGTGGAAGGCGAGGAGAAGGGTACGCCTGTGCGCGTGAAGCTGGTGCTGGCGGGCAACACTGTGGTGGAAGCCAGCCGCCAACCGTTCTGGCACAACCAGCTACCCTACCTCGTTCCGCGTCTGAACCCGGAGCCCGGCAGTTTCTACGTCAAGGGTCTCGGCTACAGCGCCAAGTACATGCAGTACCTCATCAACGACATCTCGAATCAGCTCAATGACAACATGACGTACGGGCTGAACCCGATGGCGAAGGTCAACCCCAGCACGTTGGCGGGGCCGCTTTCGCCGTTGCGGCCGGGCGGCGTGTGGCTCACCACCGACCCGAAGAACGGCATTGAGTTCGACCGCCCACCCGTGGAGCAGGTGCAGCATGGCCTGCAGGTGCTGAACACATGGGTGTCGATGCTCAACGACACCATCGGCGCGCCGCCCATTCTGCAGGGCAGCAACGCTGGCAAGGGAGCACGCACTGCGACCAGCTCACAGATTCTCCAGAAGAATGCGATGAACCCCATTCAGGACATCGTGGAAGACCTTGAGGCGGAGGTGATGTTGCCGCTCATGCAGATGGCGTTCAGCCTTGGGCAGCAGTACCGCGAAGATGACTTCTGGGTGCCCATCACCGGCAGCACGCCCATTCGCATCACGCCGCAGATGCTTGTGGGCGAGTTCGCTTTTCGATGGCTGGCGTCGTCACAGGCATCCAACCAGCAGCAGCGCGCTCAGCAGGCCCTGCAGTTCCTGCAGATGATTGGGCCCACGGCTCCACTGCTTCAGGCACAAGGGAAGATGATCAACCCCGTGCCCATCTTGAAGCGCGTGTACGCAGATGGCTTCGGTTGGCGCGGGTTCGACCAAGTCGTGGTCGACGCCCCCCAGCCGATGATGGGGCCACCGGGTATGGGAGGGGGACCCGGTGGCCCCGGCGGCGAAGTCATGCCCAACGTGCGGGCGGCCAACGAGGGTCAGCTCCAGCCGGGAGAAGGTGATGAGTTCGCGTCAGTGCGTGACGGGGCCGATGCCATGGCGGGTGCGATGGGAGGCAACCAGTGATTGTGGTGGACCCAACGCAGGACGCACTCACGCAGAAGCGTTCCATCATGCAAGTCATGGAGCCGTTCCAGCAGCTGCTTGGCTCGGAAGGCTGGCAGCTCTTCGCCACGTACCTTGAAGGCGAGGAGGCTGCGGTGATGGCTGACTTGACCAAATCAACGACCGGCGAGCAAGCACTGCGATGTGCTACGGCGCTGACTGTGTTGCGTCGCACACGCACTCACCCTCTCAACACGGTGCAGTTCTGCCGGCAGATGCTGGAGCAGTTGGACAGTCAAGAGTGAAGTAACGTACCCTTACACCTAAACGTGCCGCCGACGTGCGAGAGCGAACGGGCGATTTGGAGCGAACCATGGACATAATCCCTACGTCAGATGACACCACCGCTCAGGTGCCCGCTGCGGAGCAGCCCAACACGGAAGTTCAACAGACACAGCAGAACGGCATTCAGAAGCGCATCGACGAGTTGACTGCGAAGTCGTACGAGAAGGACGCTCAGATTCTCAAGCTGACCGACCTTCTCCAGCAGCAGGTGATGGCACAGGCCCAGAAGGCCCAGCCGCAGCAGACGCCTGCGAACCCGTTCGATGGTGTGGATTACAGCGACGCGAACAGCGTCACTACCGCGTTCCAGAACGCATTGCGACTGCAGGAGCAGAAGTTCGCAGCGCAGCTTGCTCAGGTTCAAGTGCAAGCAGCAGGTGGCGAAGTCATGAATGAGGCCACGCAGCGTGGCATCAATGACCCCCGCATCACGATTCGGGCGCAACAGTTGGCTCAGTCGTGGAAGCAGCAGGGGCTTCCCTTCGTCGCAGGCGATGCGATCACGTTCGCGTTGGGTGAGGCAGCGGCAGGCGCGCTGCCCGGTGGGCCAGTTGTCCGCCAGCCAAACGGCAGGTTCGCTCCGGCGAACTCAACGTTGACGAGCCCGAATCCTCCGCCTCCGAGTGCAGTGCCGCAGCGTCAGAAAGAACTCCCGCCCAACTTCGATTCTCTCGATACCGACAAGCAAATCGCCATGCTGGAAGCCCGGCTTGGCGACAAAGCTTGGTAGCGAACACAACCCTTAGGAGCAAACACACATGGCAGGCGAACTCACTGGTAGTTCATTTTCGACTGACCAAGAGAAGTTCTTGGCGGCGAAGCTCATCAAGCGCTCGTATCTCAAGCTCGTGATGGGTTCACTTTGCGACAAGGTTCAGCAGCCGGAAGGCGCTGGCCTGGCCGCATACTTCGTGCGCTACAAGCGCATGAACGTTCCTCTCACCCCGCTGGCCGACGATGGCGCAGACCCGACGAACTCCAGCTTCACGCTGGACCAGCAGACCGTCACCCTCGACGAGTGGGGCGACGTGGTCACCATCACCAACGTGGCTCAGCTGACCACCAAGCATCCCTTGATTCAGCAGGCCATCTCGGTGTTGGCTGACAACGCGGCTCGCGTCATGGACCGTGAAATCACCATCGTGATGCTGGCGAACACCAACGTGCAGTACGGCACGGGCGCGGCCTCGCGTACCACGCTGGGCACGTCGGACATCATCAGCAACATCACGATGAACAAGGCGCGCATCAACTTCGTGAACGCCGGTGCTCCTCCTCGGGGCAGCGGTGGTCAGGATGCGACCCAGATTGAGGCCAAGGGTCAGGTCTTCAACAGCGCCTATGTGGCGGTGTGCGGCCCAGAAGTCATTGGCGACATCATGGCCCCCGGCACTTCGCTGGGCACGTGGGCGGCTGCCGCCACCTACGCGAACGCCAAGTCGCTGTACTCGGCCGAAGTGGGCACGTGGCTCAACATTCGCTGGGTGGAGACCAACTTCATTCCGCGCTTCCGCATTCTGGGCAGCACCACGACTGCGGTCAGCAGCGCCGCTGCCTTCGGCACCGACACGCCGGTGGTGACTGCAGTGGACGGTGGCGGTTCGCTGACATCGTCAACTACGTACTACTTCAAGGTGACGCGCAAAGACTTGCTGCGTGGCTTTGAAGAGGACATCTCCATCGAACACACGATGGCGTCGACGGCGACCGGCAATAACGAGTCGTTCACGTTCAACTTCAGCTCGCTGACTGCAGGGTACGTCTACAACCTGTACTTCGGCAGCGCGACCGGTGACGTGAACCTCAAGCAGTACGCGACCACCAACATCGCGGTCGGCACCACAGTCACTGTGGCTTCGGTTCCCTCCACCACCATCACGCCTCCCGCGTCGAACGCCACCACGGTCACCACCGTGTACCCCATCTTCCTCGTGGCTGATGAGGCGATGAACTGGGTCGGGTTCTTCGGAATCCGTACGTACATCACCAAGGACGAGAGCATCGTGGGCAACGTGCTCCGTCGTCGGCGCTCGCTGGGTTGGAGCTTCTTTGGCAAGGCGATGGTGCGCGACAGCACTCGTCTCCTGCGCATCGAAGTGGCTTCGACGTACTAAGCCGCTGACCACAGCTGAGATACAAGGCAGCCCGGGAGCATTCGCTTCCGGGCTGTTTTCTTGTAAGAATGTTGAACACAACCGCAGGACCCAAGGAGCATCATGGCTGAGAACAAGATGCCGCAGCCGCCCGGCACCAAGGCGGAGAGCAGTAACTCGCAGGATATGCGAGAGCTGGTCAAGGTGATGATGGAAGAGATGATGCCGGCAGTCATTGCGGCGACCAGACACACGCCTGTGCAGACCGCTCCTGCTGAGCGGCGCGGCATGGGTGGCCCCACCTGCTTTGATTGCGGCCAGCTGACCGTGGCCTGCAAGGGTGAACACACCATGATGGTGGTGTACCCAACCAACCTGCCGGAGCAGGCGGAATGGTTCCGGGGTGCCATCATCAACGGCAAGTCGTACCTGTCGAACGATGATCAGCACGCCATCTGCGTTCCCAAGGCGGCCGCTGGGGACATCCTCAGCATGGTGCGCGGGTGGGAACAGAACGAGCGTGAGCAGAAGTTGGGCCGCAAGAAGCACCGCGACTCGTCGAAGCAGGGCCCCATCACCGGCCAGTACGCTGGCGCTCAGGACGGTTGGCGATGAAGGTCAAGCTCACGAAGCTGTGCATCCTGAACGGTATCCACATGGAGCCCGGCACCGTGCACGAGGTAGGAGCCGACTTCCCCTTCATGCACTGCGCTCAGGTGATTGAAGAGCCGGTGCTCGCTGCCGCTCCGGCAGAACCCGATAGAGACAAGACCCCGGACCCCGACGCCCTCGTGGCGAAGTCGGCGAAGGTGAAGAAGGAGAAGTGACATGGGCATGTTGACGCGCGGGACCATCATCTCTGAAGGCATGCTCATCGCGGGCCGTGACGATGTGGCCTCGCGCGCCAACGTGTGGCTGCAGCAGTGGTTGAACTCCGTCGCCAACAGCTGGCCGTGGCCACAGCTGAAGACGGAGGTGTCGTTCACGATGACCGCTGGCACGTCGGAGTACGACTTGGGTGGGGCCAGCGGCAAAGACCCCGGCTCGTACTTCCTGCGCATCCTCGACAACATGTGGATTTACACCAGCGACAAGCGGGTGCGTGCTCAGGTGCGTGTGATGCCGCAAGAGTCGGAGCCAGCCACCACGGTTTACGACACCACGATTCGGCGCGGGTTGCCGGAGCGCTGCCGCCTCTGGTGGAAGTTTGGTCAGTTCGGCGTCTACACGCTGCAGTTCGACCCGTGCCCGGACCAAGCGTATCTGGTCAATGTGCCGGTGCTGAAGCAGGCCGCGCAGCTCACCTCTGATGGCGACATCCCTTGGTACCCCAACGATGCAACGATGATTCAGTTCATCGCTGCAGAGACGTCGAAGTACGACGATGGTCCCGACTCCCCTGCCTACCGGTCTCACATTGAGATGGTCAGCTCGATGGTGCGGGATGACCGCATGCGCTACGGCAGCCATCTGGGCATGAACGACCGCATGCTACTCGACACCGCAATCTTCCGCTGAGGCTCGCTTGAAGAATCAAATCGCCAAGACGCTTGGTCGGCTTGGGGTCAACCTGCTTGACGACCCCACCGAGCTTGAAGCTGAAGAACTGTGCAAGGCCGGAAACCTGTGGCCGGCTGCCAATGGCAATCTCGGGAAGCGCCCGGCGATGCGGTTCGCTCAGCCAGTGCTGGGCCAGTTGGGTATGAGCATCGCGGAAGACCCGCTGCTCACGTACAACTACAACGCCCCACTGGAGCTTTACCAAATTGTTGGCATTGAGGACTTCCGGTTCAGCCCGACTCCCGGAGTCGATGTTGTCTTTGTGACGGTGGGGGCCAACGGGGGGCGCACATTGTGGGCCAAGCAGACTGACACTGACGTGTTGTTGGGCAAGGCGCTCACCGCGCCGGGGCCAGTGCAGCTCTTCAATTTCCTCGACGTGACTTACTGCATGACCGGCAGCGAAGTGTGGATGGTTAAGCCAGGCAGCGGAACCTCGTGGGCCGGTACCCTGCCTTTCGTTATCGCGCAGTGGACCCCCCAAGACACAATGGCAGATGGGCTCCCCGCGCCCATCAATGCCAACTCTTCGCTCCAGCCACGCTTCATGGATGCGCTCGGAGACCGGTTGGTGCTGGCCAACCTTGGCCCCGGCTACGAGAACTCCATCATCTTTGGTGACCCGTTCATGGTGGCGACCGGGCAGGAGATTGACGCCCGGTACAGCTTCCCGCCTGCAGTGCTTGCCACCAACGGGCTCCACGTTCCCATTGGCCAGAGTGACGAGGGGCCAATCACTGGCATCGTGGTTGGCGCGAACGCGCCAGAAGACTACGCCAAGCAGAAGGCAGTTTACGTCTTCAAGGCCAACGCCATGTGGACCGTCACAGGCGAAGCCCCCAACAGCCTCGACTCGTCAGACAGCGGGAGCCTTGACGCCATTCGGTCGAACCTTGCGGTGGGTTGTGCCTCACATCGAACCATCGTGCGAACGCCGTATGGTCTCATCTGGGCCGGGCTCGATGACGTGTGGTTCATGCCGTTCGGCAACGAGCCGTATCCCATCGGCACCAAGATTCGCCCTGCGCTTGAGCGACAGTCGCCCCAGCTGAGGTACCGCTGGCACGCCTCGTACTTCGACGGGGCCTACCGGCTCGCCATCTTTGCTGAGGGGCAAGGGCCGACCGAGTACGACGCATGCGAAGAGCAATGGTGGCTGGACCTGCGCAAAGGGCCTCCGTCGAACTTCAAGGAAGCGCGTTGGTATGGGCCGCAGAAGTTCATTCCGTCGAATGCTCCGGCCGGCACGTTTGCCATGCAGGTGCACCCAACCGACAAGAAGGGCTACGCGCTTCACCCGGCAACGCTTACGTACTCGGCTTCGCCGCAGGCTGTAAGCCACATGCTCACGTTGGTGACCATGGATGGTCGCTCTCCGTACGACACCACGTTCCGTCAGCTGGACGCGCGGCCGTGGGCGCAGGCGGAAACGTACGGCGTTGGCGATGTGGTTGTCCCTGTGTACAACGCTGCCGCCCACCAGATGCCGCTGGCCTTCGTCTGCGTTGAAGCTGGCCTCTCAGGTACTGTCGAGCCGACGTGGGATGACTACTTTGGCGCAATGTCCAACACTGCGTTGGACTTGGTCACAGACGGGAGTGCGGTGTGGTGTCCGTTGGAAAAGTCTCTCGCATGGAGTGCGGTCTCCAACTACGAGCCGCTCAACTGGCAGACCGACAACGAAGTGTTGATGGACCTGATGACCAAAGAGTGGGTGGAGCCGGGCGTCGAATACGAAAAGCTCATCAGTTCTGCCTACCTGACGTTCTGGGCCAGCCAGTGGTTGTGGCTGAACTACAGCTTCGGGATGGACCCCGAGAATGATGTGAAGGTGTTGGACGGCGCGGCCAACCTTCAGCGGCTTGACTCCGACATCTTCGACCCCACCGGGTCTCAGCCGACGACTCTCATTCGAGAGTGGGACGCGCGGCAGTTGCCGCCAGACCCCAGCGTTCGCTCACGAGCCAACAGCTTCCAGCTTCGGGTCAAAGACGTTGCCGGCATCTACATCGAAGCCCAGTTCACCACGCTGACGTTCTATCAGTACCAGTTGGTTGGCGGCTCCTATGCGCAGAAGACTCTGCAAGCAACCATTCTCAACGGCTCATATGACACCATTCCGGATTTGTGGACGAGCCTTCTAGGCGAGATGTCTCTGGTGGCGACTCCTACACTGACGACCGGCTCTTTGACGTACCCGAATGACGGTCAGCTGTCGGTGCTCAACTGGGGGGTTAAGGAGATTGGCATCCCGCTCGATAACCAGAACTTCGGGGACTTCAACGCTTCGGGAGATGTGACGGCTGCTATGATTCGTGCCAACCGCTACCTGATGGGGTTGCTTGGTTGGGGGGCATCAACAGGCATGACCAGTATTCAGTGGGTCAAGGCTGTGTCAGGCGCGGAGTTCATCCCGGGTGTGAGTAAGGCGAACCGCTTCTACCGAAGGAAGACAGTTCCACAGGTGGTGCTCAAAGACGTGACAGTGCGGTATCGTCCATTCAGGAGAAACCCTCTATGAAGAAGTGGCTGCCTCTCATTGTTTCGTTGTTGATTGTGGGGGCCGTTACCTTCGGCTCCAGCATCAAATCGTGGGCGTCGGGTGAGGCGCTTACCGCGTCGGACTTGAACGCCAACTTCAGCCACATTCACACCACGATGGTTGGTGGGCACGGGGCGCGGTTGGTGAACGCAGACGTGTCTGCAACTGCTTCCATCTCGCATAGCAAGATGGAGACTCCGGCGCTCTTGCCCAAGGGTACGTGGAACGGCTCAGCCGCGTGCACCTCAGGCATGTGTTCTGGCACGGGTTACGGGAAGCTTGCCTCGGTCGAGCGCACGGCGTTGGGCGCCTACAAGGTGTCTTTCACCACGACTCTCACTGACACCAGCTACACCGTGCTCGCGGCTTGGAATTCGGCCGGCGCTCACGCAGACACGGTGTGCATGCCGGCCACTAAGACCACCACGGCGTACTACTTGAGCTGCTACTCACACGCCGCTGCCGCGTCTGACGATGTGACGTTGGACATTGTGCTGTTCGACAACAACAACTGACAGGAGCCTCTCCAATGCCCACTGACCCAAACGACCCCACAGGCGCATACAGCATTACCTCTCAGGCTGGCCAAGGCTCGATGGACTACCGAGACGCTCACCCATACATGACCGAGATTCAGTCTGGTCAGAATGGGTGGGGGAATCGTGCTTTTGTTCAGGCTGCGCAAATGGCGGGTATGGACCCCGCTTCGAAGGTCTTTCAGGACGCATGGGGTGCGTTGCCGTTTGACCAGCGAGCTGCCCTTCTCGACGAGTTGAGGCAGTCGTCTCACGGCTCCGGACCCTTAGGTATGTTGGACGCCGAAGAGAGTCAGTTCACCAACATCAAAGGCAAAATCGCTCAGGCGCTCAAGACTGCCCAGAAGAACACCAAGGCCAAGGCAGACCAAGACCAAGCCATCAGTGACACTCGCGGCGAAATCGACAAGTTCTACAAGATGCTCAGTTCACCGCTACAGCGCCCAGACGGAACGTACAGCGACCCGTTGGCCCAGCAGTTGGTGAACGCCGGAGCGAGCGGCTCCTCACATCGCATGGGGCAGAGTGGAATCTCTGGTTCGAACGGTGGCTACAGCGAGGCGGCGGGTCGCGCTTCAGTGTTCAACGCGCTGGCTCCGTACCAGAGCACTCGGCTCAACCTGCAGCAGCAGGCGCTGTCGCTCAAGAACAACAGCAACATCAGTTTGGGCCAGCTGCAGCAGGGGCAACAGGGTCTCGATATGCAGCGCACGCAGATGGAGAACGCGGCTGCCCAGCAGCGTGCGGCGGCGGCGGCTGCCCAGAATCAAGCGGGCATGGGACTTGTGGGTGGACTCTTGGGCCTCGGCGCTTCAGCTGTGTCAGGCGGAGCCATTCCTCCCGGCCTCGCGTTTAGCACCGGGTCGTCATTGGGTGGGGCTGTGGGCGGCATATCGAGCCCTAGCGCCACTTCATCGTCGTACACTGGCGGCGGCTACGGAGGCTAAGGAGAAACCATGAGTGGATGGAATGAACCAGCGAATGACCTGCAGCTCGTTCAGAGCGCAGGTGACAGCATCGGGAAGATGTTCCCAGCCAAAGCCAACCCGCTCGTGGATGCCTACACGAAGGAGCTGATGCGGCGTACGTTGGGCGAGGCTCACCAGATGGTGGAGTCTGGGCAGGCCACCGCTGAGCAGGCGCATGAGCATGTGCGTCAAGTGCTCGAATCCATCAATGCTCAGCAGGGTCCGGCGCCTCAGCAGCCGCAGGCTCCACAGTTCAACGGTTTCGGGCCGATGAATCCTGCACGTGGCCTTGGTATGCTTGGCGGGGGAATGCCTCCGGGTGGACCGCAGCCCGCTCAGGCTCCTGCACCTGCCCCCCAGATGCAGATGCCGGCGCAGCCGCAGATGCAAGCTCCGATGCCGATGCAAGCTCCGATGCCGGACCCCGGCACGCCCGCGATGAATGCGGCTCCGCAGTTACCGCCGCCCAACCCTCAGCCGTCGTTGGCCAGCGCTGGTACCCAGCCGGGTATGCCGCCCTCGCGTGGCGACATCACAGGACAGGCGCGCAACAACGTGATGCAGTCGATGCAGCACAGCTTCCAGCCTCAGGCTGAGCAGGCATACAACCCCGTGTTGCGGGCTGGCATGGGTCGCGTCGATCAACCCAAGCAGACGGGGCTGAGCCGCATCGACCCGTCGCTCTGGAAGACTCCATTGAACCAGTCAGATGTCGAGATGCTGATGCCCAAACTTCAGATTGGGAACAACCAGATGAACACCGGCTCCGATTCCATGGACCGCACGCTCATCAAATCTGGCACCTCACTGCAGGGCACACGACAGCATCATGCAGACCTGAACGCTCAGCTGATGGAGCAGGACGCCAAGCGCGGCGACACACTCAGCAGGGATATGCTGCGGCTGAATGACCAGTGGGAGATTGCGAAGCAGAAGTACAGCGCCATGCGCAAGGGTCAGACCAATCGCGAGGCGATTGAGAACCTGAAGGCGATGGTTGCCATGTTCAAGCAGGTGCACGGCGACGCTTCCAAGGCAGCAGCCGCGCTTGCCATGAACGGCTCCAGCAACGCAGCCACTGAGATGGTCGACGAGATGGGCACGTACATCCCTCAGATGGAGAAGACCATTCAGGAGCAGATGGCTCACCTCGAAACGCTGGGTGGCAACCGAGGAACGGTCACACAGGAGAACGAGGCTCCGGGCACCAAGACTGACCCGGTGATCCCGACCGGCCCTGCTGGCGGGCCACGGGGAACAGGGGGCGACGAGGAGGCCAAGCGGGCGCAGCCCACTCCCAAGCTGGTCCCTCGCAAGATGCCGTTCGGCGGCGACCGACCCGCACCTCCTTCAGTGAAGCCCGGCGAGGCGAAGAAGCCTGCAGCCCCCACGTCGAAGCCGCCCGCTGCTGGGCAGACTGACGTGAAGGTCTCTTCAGAAAAGAAACAGAAGATTCTCGACGCAATGGGCCTCTGAGGTGAACTGTGGCTGTTCCTCCTGAACTTGTTGACCCGGTCACTCGGGCGCTTGCAGAGCAAGCGTCTGAGCCTGACCCCATTGAACCGAAGATGCAGAAGTTCGAAGCGCTATCCAAGGAAGAGAAGCGCGCCCGCGTCTTGAAGTTGGATGACGACTCTGCGGAGCAGTTCTCCAAGATGTACTTGGAGTGGAAGGGCAAGCAGGTCCAATCACATGTCCCTCCCGCCCCTGCCCCACCCCCGCCTCCCAAGGAGGTAGTGAACTTCGAAGGCAAGCCGCACAGCTTCGAAGGCAGCTACATGTCAACCGCTGAGGGTGCGCTCAAAGCGCTCGTGTTAACGGGGAAGTTTGTGGCCACGGGTGGCCTCAGCGGGCTCAACACGCAAACGGTGCGTGACCTGCAGTGGTCTGCGCGGCGAGCTGCCATCGAGCCAACCATCGCCATGAACAAGGCGTTGGGCATGGGGCAGAGCGGTGAGTACCTGATGCGCTCCGGGCTGCAGTGGGCGGGTGGCAGCGCGCTGCTCGACACGATGTCGCCTGACGATCAGAGCAACGCCATCAAGGGCATTGAAGACTTCTACCGGAGCCCCACGGGCAAGACGCTCACGCAGTCTCTGAAGTTCGCAGCCAACAACCCGGGCGGTGTCAGCCCGCTGACTGTCGTCAATACCGGCGCGAAAGTTCTCACCGGTGGCCTTGCTCCCGGCATCAAGCTTCCGTCGAACACCGACGTGTTCAAGAAGGTGACTGGCACCGACTTGGAAGATGTGAACAACCAAGTCGCTGGGACGCAGGCAGCGGCGGAAGGCTACAGCAAGCTGCCGCTGTACATGCTGCCCACGGGACTCGTGAAGCTCGCGCCACTGGAAGAGGCGGGCATCGGCTCACTGAGCATCGCGAAGAACGTGGTCAACACTGCAGTGCACGCGGTGAGCGACATCGCTGGTGGCGCGGTCAACGCGGCAGCCGGTAACGTCTTGGCCGCTGTGCCGGAGCAGGCAAGCCAGACGGCTGAGCCCAATGAGAAGGGTGAGCGCGTCTCGCAATCACTGTTCCACGCAGGTGTCGGTGGTGCGGTGTTCGGAACCGCCATGCATGCGGCTCCGTGGGCAGGTCGTGCCATCGCCCACGTGGTGGGTGTCGACAAGCTGCAGTTCTCCTCGCTGCTGTCGAAGCTCTTCGCCAACAAGCCGGAGGTGTCGAGCGTCGTCACACCTGAAGCCCCAGCTCCTGTGTTGTCTGAAGCCGTGCCTGAAGCTGCACCTTCAGCTGGGGCTCCGCTTGAGAAGACCTTCGTCCCCAAGGGGTTGCCGTCTGAGAAGACGCAGGTCAATGACCGCGAAGTCGATATTCGCGCCAAGTACGACAAGCTGCCAGACCCTGAAGCGCAGCCGTTGGGTGCGGTTACCAAAAAGGCCGACTCCGCGTTCTCCGGGGCCAAGTCGTTCGCGCCAGACTCCAAGGTGTCAGTATTCAAAGCTGACGGGCCTCGCGCAACCCGCGAAATGCGGCGTGGAGTTCTACAGCCCAAGAGGGTGACGGTGCAGGACATCGCCCCATCAATGGCGACGGTCGGTCAGAACGACAAGGGCGAGTCTGTGGTGCGGTACACCAAGTGGCTGCCTGACGCTACCCCGGGGACTCACCCTCAGGTGGAAGAGTCGCTCAGCTCCTTCGCTGACCTGATGCGTCTGCGGAAGAACCTCGACAAGCACGGCATCGATGTCACCTGCGCAGCGGGACCAGATGCTCCCGGCCAGCGCATCGGCTTCATGGAAGAGCAGGCGATGCTCATTGCCGATGCTCCGACGAAGACAACGTACGACCCGGGTACCAAGCAGCGACTCCGTACTGGCCTCGACAACATGTCAGAGGAGAGCTTCAACATTCGCCGCGCCGAGTATGAGCGCGAGCCCGTGAAGACGTACGTCGATGACCACGTGGTGCAGGACCAAGGTGTGGTGCTCATCTCGCCAGATGGCGTCGCTCACCCGTACCGGTTCCGCAGCCCGCGCCTGCGCGAGCATGCATTCGAGGCCAGCAACCTCTTTGTGGTGACGAGGCAGAACGGCGACAAGCAGTACGCTTACCACGTGGGTAGTGCCACCACGGCAGACGGCACCCAGAGCCGAGCCTTCCACCCACTTGACGAGGCGGAGGGCATCGCCAACACACCAGAGAGGGTGCTCAGCGGCCACGACATCACCAAGGCGAACCGTGTCACACGTGGCTCACCAGAGATGCGCGCCATTCTGGCGGAGTCTCCTGCGCCCCACGACGCTCCGAGTTTGAACCAGAGCTTGCCGGCCACGTCGCTCGCCGAGCTGAAGACGCACACGCGTGCAGCGGTGAAGGCGGACCCCGAAGCCCAAAAGCTGGTGGCCGGCTGGGCCAAGCCTGCCAAGTCGATGGAAGAGTTCAACGCTCAGTCAGCGCTGCTCAACGAGTTCGCTCGGCAGCATGGCGTTCCGCCAGACTTGGCTCACATCCTCTTGCGCGATGCGGCTGAGAGCTTGGGCATCAAGACTGTTCCCAAGGGGCGCGTCTCGCGGCCTGCGCCTGTGGCTCCCGAGGAATCGGTCTTCCAGAAGGTTGATGTCAAACCGCCTGATGCCGAAGACCCGGTCAACGGTTGGCAGGAGCAGATGAACGACGGCGACCCCGGTCGCCCGGCGAAGGCGTGGAAGGCAACCAACATCAACAAGGAGCACGCGGCCAACGCTCGTCGCGCCGTCGGGTTGCAGAAGCAGCTGACCAAGCTTGAAGTCAAATACGGGGACGAGGCCAAGAAGACTGCCGCGTACAAGAAGCTGAAGGCCGAAGCCGATGGGCTGAGCGATGCGAAGGAACACTTCGACTCCAGCCTCAAGGACCCGCGCAATTCAGAAGCCCAGTCGCGCAATGCGGCATCGAAGGCCAAGGAGAACGCGACCAAGGCCGCACTGAAGGAACAGGTCAAGCCGCAGTCGGAACATGATGATGAGGTGTTCGCGCGCTTCGCTGCCGAGCGTGACGCAAAGACACCGCCTCCCGCGCCAGAGCCGCTTGCAGACCCTGCGCCGTATCGCGGCTCCAGCCCTCCCAAGTTCTTCGAGCGGCCTGCCGGCTGGGATGAGATGCCCCCGGCGCAGCGCTCAGAGTTGCTCAGGCAGGTGACTGCCGACGTGGCTTATGCCTCAGCGTTCGACCAAGCGGAAGCTCGCAAGGGCTCCGGCACCAACGCTCCAGCGTCACGCGCTGCATATGTGGTCGCGCGCGAAGCGGGCGTTCCCGAGAAGGAGCTGGTGGCACTGCACCAGCAGGCGAGCACTGGCCAATTGCCGCCTCCGGCCAACGTACCCCCGTCTCCTGCGGTCCAGACAGTCATCACCCCACCTCCACCTCCTGCTCCGCCTCCTGCGCCCCCGTTCGGCCCTCCGCCTCCTGCGCCCCCGGCCAACTCCCCCAACATGCCGCCCAGCGGCAACACGCCTCCGCAGATTCCTCCGGGCGGCGTGAATACTGCCACGTTGCAGGCGCTGTCGTTCGGCGAGAAGCAGTACGGCATCATCAACCGCGCATTGCGCACGGTCTTCTCCGACACCCACAACATCGGTGGTCGCTCGGTCGCCGCTGCCAACTTCAATCTTCGCAAGAAGGGAGCTGAGGGCGTCGGCAAGGAGCTGGAGCTGCAGGTGCGAGATGCCCTGCAGAAGGCGTTCGGCAATCGGGGCATTGAGTTCCGCGAGGCCGTTCACTCGGCCTATGTCTCGAAGGACATCGACGCCGTTCAGAAGGTCATCGACGACCCGAAGTGGAACATCAAGAACAAGGAGGAGGTGGGCTTCCTCATCGAGATGTACAAGCAGCACCGCAACGAGATGCAGGACTTCTTCTCTGCGAACGGCGCTATCGCGCCTGTCGATGTGAGCGATGGCGAGCTGGCATGGTGGTCGTCTCGCGTGTACCTCAGCAAGAACGCGAAGCCCGGCACCGTGCTGGAACTGAACCGCCGCAACCCTACGGCGATGGCGTTCCTTGATAAGACCATCGAAGACTTGGGCCGGCAGGGGAAAGCCTTTGTACCTCCCGCGAGCCACCTCAAGCCAGCGAACGCCAAGGACTATGCCGACTGGCGCAAGGGTCAGCTGGAAGCATTCATGAGCGGGCCGGAAGCCAAGGAGTATCGGAAGTCGATGGGCAGCGGCCAGTCTCCCAACACCAGTCTACTGCCGCGCCTCAAGCTGCTGGACGACCACCCGATTCTGCGCTGGGCGCTCGGCGAGTCACACGATGCGATGCTCACCATTCCGCAAGACATGGTTCGCATGCAGGCGTTGAAGGTGCAGCTCGACATGATGAACGAGCTGACCAATATGGGAGAGCACATCGAAGGCGGCGCGTGCTTTTACCCAGAGAGCCAGCCTCCTCCGCCTGAACTGCGCACTGAGAGTTCCAACCTGCTGGGCCAGTATGTGGACGGCACGCGCCGCATCTGGGCTCAGCTGCCCAAGCAGGCGCAGTACGGCAAGGCAGCCGGGGGTTGGGTGCGGCACGATGTCTACGACACCATGTTCCAAGCGCCCAACGCTGGGGTGAACATCCCTCGTTGGATGCGCGCGCTCACCGGCACGTGGAAGCAGAACACCGTGCTGGCGAACCCCGGCACGTACTGGAACAACATCATGAGCAACATGCAGGGGCATGTGCTCTCAGGCAGCTTCAACCCATTCACAGCAGACGTGGCTGCGACTCGAAGCCTCTTCGAGGCCAGCAGCCATTTCCGCGAATGGAACAAGGCACCACTACTCGACGCCACTGAAGGTGCGCGCTTCCAACGTGAGGCACGTGAGCTGAACGTCATCAGTGCTGGCTTCCACGGCTCAGAGGGGGCCATTCAGCGGCGCGTCATCGAAGATATTCATGAGCACTTCAGGGCGCACCAAGGGCTCTCGTTGCCCGACACTCTGACTTCGCTGTACGACACGCTGAACAACAAGCCCGTGCAGTACGTGGGCGGCTTGCTTGACCACATCGACCAGTGGAACAAGTATTCCGCGTTCCTCACATTGCGTCGGCGTGGCGTCTCGGCGATGGACGCGGCTCAGCGAGTCAACGTGAGCTTCCCCTCGTACAACGCGGTGCCCAACTGGGTGAAGTCGATGCGAGGTGTTGCACCCAATCCGTTCATCACCACAACTTCTCAGATGATTGAGAAGTACGCGCTCATTCCAAAGCGAGCCACTGAAGGCATGGCCGGCGAGCCGGGTGGGCAGTTCGCCGCACGCATGGGCGGCGCAGCAACGGTGCTTGGTCTGTTGGGCTACGGGGCCAACCGCATCCGACGCATGGAGTTGGGGATGAGTGATGAGGAGTTGGCGTTGTCCAACTCCAATCTCTCAACTCAGACGACCGGCTATCGACCCGGCATGCTGGCGATGTACCGCCGACAAGCTGCCGGAGAGCAGGAACCCAACGTTATGTACATAGACTTCACTTCCATGTTCGAGCCGTTGGCGTGGCTGCGTGGCAACCCCAAGTCGAACCCGTTCTTGCGCATCGCGTACAACACCACAGTGGGTGCGGTTGCAGACGGACCGCTCACACAAGACCTTCTGAATGACGGAACCAATGCACTCTTCAGTGGCATGGGCTTGGAGTCTCCGACCCTGCCAAGCACTCGACTCGGTCAGCCTCACATCTGGCAGAGAGACCCAACGTCTGTTGTGTTTCGAGCCGCGCAGGGGGGCCTCACCGCACCGGGTGCAGTTGGTATGGCCACAGCGTTTGGGGCACGGACTCTCAACACAATCGGCTCTGGGCTTGACGACAGGCCAACTGTGTTCCAGCGCTCAGGCCGGTTGTCTGATAATGAAATGGCTGCGAAGATTGCGGGCATCAAGTTGGTACCCGGAGTGCTGAACTCTCAGGTACAGAAGCAAGACGCCAACGACCTGTTCAATTTAAGGAAAGAGCGCAAGGCGGCCAACTCAGTGAGGACCGGCCACAAGTTGGGCGACCCCACACAGGTAGAGCGCAACCAGATGTTGGACAAGGCTTTGGAGAAGAAGAGCGAAGAGGTAAGGCAGCGAGATGTACTCAGAGCGGCAGCGGCCGCGCACAAAGGATACCAGCCATGAAGAAGCTCCCCATCATCGCAGCGCTGCTCATGGCGGTTCTCGCCATCGCAGAAGAGAACCTCCTCACCACTGTCACCGGCACCGCAGCGCAGACCGCCATCGTGGGCTACGGCAAGAAGGTGTGCATCTATTGCTACGGCACCGACGTGCGGTACCGCACCGGCAACAGCAGCACCATCGTGGCCGCGACCACAACCAACAGCAGCGTGGTACCGGCTGGCGACTGTTACCGCATTCAACTCATCGGTGCGAATGACCGTCTCAGCATCATCAACAAGGACGGCTCCTCAACGTTCACCTGTGACATTCACGGCGTGGTGCCCTGATGCTTCTGGCGCTTCTGTTGGCGGCGAACCCCACGCCGCTTGATGTTGAGTGCACTCGGCAAGGGGAACGTTGCCGACAGGGGCGTAGTAGTGGGCGACCCGAAGGCTCGCTGGCCTTCTTCGAATTCGCCCCAGCTTCGGGCGCGGGGCTGCCCTCTCAGACTCCGCTTTGCACGGCCGCAGCCTCGTACCTCACAGGGCAGTACTGGTGTGTGGACGACAACGGCCAGCCGGCAGCCGCGCCGATTCAGTTGGTGATGCAGGGCACCGTCACCAGTTCGACTGTCACTGTGCTTCCGGGCGGGGGCGACGGGCAGGCACGCACCGGGCGACGGGCGACAACACCTAACAGCGGCTATGCCGAGTCTGCGGACGTCAATCGTGCCGCCAACGGGAGCGCCTTCACTGCCTGTATCGAGACCATCAACGTCAGCTCTGGAGCCGAGAGGGAGATGGTAGCGCTCTCGACCAGTGGCGCGGGCGTGTGGCAGACGATGGTCTACACCCTGAACGGCGGATACCTGTCGTACATCTCGATAGCAGCGTGCGGCGGCGGCACCTCAGGTTTCGGCACCGGCACCATTCAGCCCGACGGGGCTCACGTCATCGTCTGCGTCAACTACAACGAAGGTGGTGACAACAAGTACCGCCTGTACCTCAACGGCTCCCTCGACGCGACCACCGTTGCCTACTCGCCAATCTGCGGAGGCGGGGCGGCCGCCCGGCACGCCCTCGGTGGCTACTGGAATGCCGGCGTCTCTGCTAACCCGTCGACCCAAAACCAAATCCTCGGCGGCTTCTACACACCGCAGGCCCTCACCTCGACGCAGATTGCAGCGCTGTCTCACGCGGTGCTTGCCGATGTCCCAACGGGGGCGAAGGGCGAGACGCTCACCTTCACGCGCCCCAGCTTGAAGAGTTGCCCGAAGTCAGACAACACGGCGGTCAGCGTCCTCCCCAACAATCGCCCGTGCATCACAAATGGTGGCCTGCTGGTGGAGTCGTCGCGGACAAATGCAGTCATCAAGTCGCAACAGTTCGACGACATCGCATGGACCAACGACGTTACACCAACGGCCGACTTCGCGATTGCTCCTGACGGGACGACGACGGCAGATAGATATCAATTCATCGCGACCGGCGCGGGTGCCAGAAGCGTTGCCTTTCAGTCCTCCGGGTGCCCCAACGGCGCGTCGACCGTCCAAGCGCAAACGCTCTACGTGAAGGGCACATCGACGTCCGGAACTATCGACTTGTGTTCAGGGAATCTCGCGGCGGGGTCGTGCGCCCCTTGCAGTTTCACGAACACGTCATGGACTAGGTGTGTTGGTCAGCCCACTTCGACTGGGGCGCCTGGATATTTCCTGTTTGGAAACGCAACCGTCTACAACGGAGGCACCACCCGCGTGGCCAACGACGTCCTTGTCTGGGGCGCCCAGTGCGAGGCCGGCGCCTACGCCACCAGCTACATCCCCACCACGACTGCGGCGTCGGTGCGGAGTGCAGACGCTGCTTCTGTGACATTGGCTACAGCGCCGGGCGCAACGGGTAGCGCCTCAATCGCCTTCAATCCAGAGTTCTCGGCGGCTTCAGCCTCATCGTCAACAGGCCCTGTTATGGTTTGGAACAACACCGGGGCCCGTTCGATTTACCCGGCCACCACCCTCATCGCCTCCTTCGACACGGTCAACAACCCGACATTGACGGCTGGCTTCGTCGCGAACACCACTAAGGTTTACTGGTCGTCGTGGAGCACTGCTAACGGCTGGGTGCTGCGCAACTCGACCGATGCCACTCAGAGCACGTCCGCCTTCAACTCGGCGGGATGGATAAGCGTTGCCACCTCTACGTTGCAGTTGGCTGGGTACGCCGGGTGGTGGCCCGACGGTGTCATCAAAGCCATTTGCTACGACCCGTCTGAGGCGAGGTGCCGCCGATGAAACGCCTACTCGTCACCGTCGTCTCTGTCGGCGCGCTCACGTTTTCCGTCTACCTCGCGGTGGGCGGCGACGTCTCAGCGCAGAAGGACTTCCTCGTAGACGCGGGGTACGCGCCCAGCCATGTCGCTACTTGCCCTGTTCGAATTTCACCGGAGTGCGTGGCGCTTGCTGCGGACGCCGGCGTCACTGTCCATACCTACGAGCGGCTGTCGTTCGGCGTCGACGTCAACGTCATGGCTGACGGAGGGCGCGACGTGCAACTGCCACCCATGGCCATGGCCGCACGAGAATGCATCCAGCCCGACTGGCCCAA